CGATCGACTACGCAAGACGATCCGAGAAGGCATCGAAGAGGGCCTCAGCAATCGCGAGATCGCCGCGCAGATAGATAGAGACGAGTATCTGCCATTCAGCGAATCAAGAGCGCGCCTGATTGCACAGACGGAGACAACGAGCGCAATCAATCGAGCAACAAACGACGCGTACAACAAGATAGAACGGGAAGAGGGGATTCAGATCCTGAAGCAATGGATCTCCTCGAATGACGATAGAGTGAGGCCCGATCATCAGCGGCTCGACGGGCAGACAGTCGCAGCTGGTGAGGAGTTCAAGATCGGCAAGTATAGCGGCGCTGCTCCGTCCTCCTTCGGTGCGCCGGAGATGGATATAAATTGCCGTTGCACTATAGCTCCGATTGTGATTGATGATTGATCAGAAGTCTTTCTTCACGTGGTCGCGCATATCAACATAGATCGACACTCCATCTTCGCCGGTGATCTTTGACAGCGCATCAATGAGAAACACCCCGTTTACAAGCCGCGGGTGGCTTGTCCCTTGTATCCAGTGCGTGATATGCCGCCTACCTACACCGAGCACTCTTGAAAGGTCGCATACGCGTATTTTGTGCTGGTTGCAGTACCCCTTCAACCACGCACCGAAGGCATTTGACGTTTTGATGTTGATCGATTGCTTCATATCGCCCTCATTGGTGCATTAGGTATCGCTTCAAGAATGCCACTTGGTAGCGCAATGCGTCAAGCGCATGATCGTCCTTCTTTTGCGGCGCATCCTTGCCGCCTCCGCCTTTCCAGCGATACAGGCGAAACTCACGAAGTATATTTTTACAGTTAGAATGAATTACGAGATGCGGCCGCCCTTCAGCATCAAGCGCAAGCCGCTCCTTTACCCAGTTGATCGTCTCTACTACGCCGATATGCTTGGGCGCTGTGCGTGTCTCAATGGAGCACTCTCGCGACAGTGTGAGCCTTCCGTCGCGGCTCTCAGGATCGGCGACTGTCCAGCGAAAGCGGGAGCTGGGATCTCGGTTGTTGAGTATTCGCCCGTTCTCGACTGTCGTGCGTTCGGTCGCATAGTATTCATCGTATACGTGTAACACGTCATCCTCTTCGTCGTGTGCAAAGTACAAACAAGCAAACGGGTTTCGCACTCCGAAGTCAATGCTCCGATCTCGTGGCCAGTGCGCGGGCGGATCGAACGAATCGACAACGTGTATCGCTCTTTTGAATTCAGGATACACAACGCCCTGCTGATTGGTAAAGTCTCCGAATAATCGCGTTCTTTGGCTTTCCTCGCTCATATGCGCGATCGCTTTGCGCAGCTTGACGGAGGAGATCCACGGGTTGTCTAGTCCGCTAATTGCGTATTGCGTGTAGCCGGACTGTGGGTTCTCGAAGAAGATGTCATGCGGCCAAGTGATCCCCAGAAGCGGGGTCATCGTTAGCACGACACGCCCGCGATTATCGATGCAGCGGAGCATACTTTCATCGAATATGGCCTGCGGGTGCTCTTCATCCAGAACGACCAGCGAGACGGCCCCGCCCTGAAATTTCTCGCGGCCTGCATCCGCCGACATAGACAGGATCTTGCCGCCGTTTGGAAACAATACGCTTGCGCGATCTTGCGCTCTCCATCGAATATATCTAGCATTTGCGGGACAGTATTTCTCGATCTTTGGCCTCAAATATGTCAATGCATCTCCATAACTCAATGCACTAACCCAAACTTCTGACGGCTCAGCAGGCACAAGATCGTCTGGTAAGTTGTTGAGGCGCAGCCATTCACGCACCCACCACTCACCACGGCCGGCAGCAGTCGCAACAGCGAGCATGCAGCCCGCCTCGCTCTTCCCCGATCTATTTCCCCCGCTGATTAGTGTTGCTTCGCTTCCGAGGCTCAGAACGGCCCTTCTTTGGCTCGTGCGGTGCTCGGTTATATTGCAGGTCGGGCAATGATACATGCCGTTCTGAATCTCATTCATTTTGCCACCGCAACCCCGCAGGCGCTCCGACTGTCCGGCCCTGCCATCCCATCGGCAGCAGTGCGGCCCCCATAGTTGAGAGACGGCAAGCGGGAACGATCGCGCGATCTCCTCGATCTTTGCGGACGTCTCTAGATACTGAATAAGAAGCTTTCTATCCATGCGTCATCGCGACCAGTAGCAAGACGATCCCGATCATAGCGAGCGCAACGCACATCAGGATCCAGTCGTCTTCTTCCAGCATGTCTCTACTCCTCATCGAGATCGATCACGGGCAACGCGATCGGCCGGAGCCTCTCTTGTTGTTGCCGCACCTCCTCTAATAGCCTAGGGACATCAAGTGTATCATGGTTGATTGTGATTTCAACGGGAGCTTTTTCCTGCTTGTTGTATCCGTGGCGACGCTCCAACAAAAACGACGCAGCGCGCACTGCTTCAGTTCCGCCGTCACTCATTGCAGTGTGTAGCGTTGAGAGCGCACGAATCGCGCTCATCGCTTCCGCCCGTTGCATTTCTCCGTAAAAATCAAAGTACGCGCCGCTTTTGGCCTCGCGTCCTCGTTTGAGCCAGTCGTACAGGATAGACTCCGAAATGCCGGCATATTTACACGCGATCGCTCTTGTGCATCCTAGGCTTGTAGCTTCGAGAATCTTGCGCCTGTACTTGTCTGTGAATTTACTCTTTCGGCCCATGTTCCCTCTCACGCTTTGCCCACTCGATCCGGCCCTCGATGATCGGATAGTATTCTTCTGTCATCTCGCATCCGATAGCGTCGAAGCCTTCAAGACAAGCAGAAACTGCCGTTGTTCCAGATCCTAGGAAAGGATCGAGCACTGTTCCGTTTGGAGGCGTGATCAGTCGACAAAGCCAGCGCATAACGCCGATCGGCTTGACTGTTGGATGAAAGTTTTTGACTTGCTTTTCTTCCCAGCCACCAACTCCAGCACCATTTGTATAGTCTTTCTGTTGCAAGTGCTCTAGTCCGGCCTCACGCTCGGATCTCGATGCTTTCGGGCATTGATAGATGTTGGCGGGCCATCTTCCAGAAGGATTAACAAATTCTTTATTCATCACGGGAGTATAATAAGAAGTAGCATCATCTTTTTTCTTAGTACTTGTTTCATTTGTGTTGTATCCTCCTCCTCCGAGATTTTCAGTTTGAGGCCCTACCCAGCACGGATCGCCATATGCAAAGCGACAAGCATCAATGTTGATCGCTCCTGTGCCGTGCTTCAATACATTCTCAGCGACTGACAGCCCCTTCTCCAGTGGCTTTCGTGCAAGGATCGCAGGCTCGTAGCTAGGCTTCAATGCTGTGCCCCAGCCCTCCCATTTTTGGGCTTCTGGAGTGGCTGGTTTTGTTATATCTACCTCAACAGCGCTACTCCCACCAATAGTATGCCTGTTCTTGTCATTTGGATTTGCTATGCCAGACATTTTTGTTCCAACAACTTCCCGCTCCGCGCCTAAATGCCTATCAATTCCCTTGCTCATATCATGCGACTTCGGAAAGCCTGAGAAGTACAGCCAGCTTATCATGTCGCGGATCTCGAAGCCTGCATCGGCAATCGCAACGCCCATCGGATGAACTGTCCTTGTAGCGCTGAATGCGACCATATGCCCGCCGTGTTTCAGTACTCGATAGCACTCTCTCCACAGTTCAACATTGAAGGCGATCCCGCTATCATCCCAGCCTTTCCCCATGAAGCCGATCTCGTAGGGCGGATCGGTCACGATACTGTCGATCGAGTTGTCTGGGATCTCTTTCAATTTCTCTAAGCAATTCCCCTTCAGAAGCGTAAAGTTGAAATCACTTTGAACGGGCGCAGGAGGCTCGACAATCGCTTCGTCCTCGTCTTCGCTGTACAGGTCGCCAAGTATGCCATCAAGTTCGTCCTCGTCCCAGCCAAGGCCGCTCAGGTCTTCATCTTGCAACTCCTCGAAGATCGCTTGTAGTGCATCGTCGTTCCAGTCTGCCCGCTCGCCGATCTTGTTGTCTGCCAGCATCAGAAGCTTTGCGTCAACAGGATCGAGATCCATAAATCGCACGGGCACTTTTGACAGCCCGAGGCTCTTTGCGGCTTTGAGGCGCGTATGTCCGGCGATCACAGTATTGTCTTCTCTTCTGGCGATGATCGGCGCAGCGAAGCCGAATCGCTTGATTGAGCCCGCGACCTCCTCGACCGCGTGATCGTTTATCCTTGGGTTGTCTGGATGCGGGATCAGCTCGTCAATGTCGATATATTGCGCTGCGTTCTCTTCGTTATTCGCCATGATCGCTCTCCGTATCTAGATCAAAAAAAAGTCCTTCGTTGAGTTGTGTCAACGTGTCGAGTCGTCCTAGAAACTCGCGGATCTTTGCATATGGAGTCTCTTTCGGCGTCAAGACAACAACAACATGCGCGTTCTGGATCGACACCATAAGATCGTTGTTTGCGTTGGTGTTGATGTCTGAGGCGCACTGAATACCGCTCAATCTGGCGATCTCCTCGTTGATCACTCCTCGAAGGTCGTCATTTATGATCGTCGGGTCGAGCGCTAGCATCGTGTCTTGCGCGGTGTTCTCCTTCTTCGCTTGCTTCTCCGCCTCGATCTCTTTGCGCTTGCGCTTCAGATAGCGCGGATCGGCCTCGTATTTCCTGTATCGTGTCTTCGACGGGTCACAGGATACAAAGCCCTCCATAACGAGCCAAAGAACAGCGGATCGAATAGCGCCGCGCCCATGATCGGGGAATGCCTGCCATATCTGCGACATTGCGACCGGTAGCCCGTTTGTCTCGATCCAGAATAGAACATCATTGCAAAGAGGGGATTTTTCGATCCCCTCTTCTTTTAGATGCTCTCGGTAGTCCGATAGCGTTGTCATTTGAGCACCTCGATCGCCGCGCGAATAAGCGCCGAGCGGCTGGTGTTGTACTGGGCACACAGTCGATCAAGTGTGCCTAAGGTTGCAGGGTCGAGCGTGATGTTGACGGGCTTTGTCCGCCCGTCAGCCTTGACGCGACTGTTGAATGCCTCGTTGCGCGATGGCACGAGAACATCCTTGTTATTGTTTATCTTAAGCTTCTTCATGTGCTACTCCTAGCATGATGATGCGATACGATCCGATGTCGAATCGCACTGGATGAGGAAGACGTAAGATGCCGAGCGGCAAGTCGTCCCCGTTGTTGTCGATTGTACTCTCGGCGCCGAATATGTCGACAGCAAGCCGAGAGACTTCTTCCAAGAGCGCAAGCTCTAGCTCGGGGTCATCAACCCCGACGACGATCACGTCACACAGCATTCTTTCTTCGTTGTTATTCATTGTTGTTCTCCGTTGTTGTTGGTTGTATTGATAGTATAGTGCGTATTATATACAACGTCAAAAAAATCATTACATTATTTCTCTACCCCTATCGGCAACGATCCGAAGTATTTGCTTCTTTGCCCATTCTGCGGGG